CCACAAACCCGGGCATACTGGAGAACAAGCTCGCTGATCTGAAGGTTCTTCCTCTTGTAGAGCATCGCCGACAAAGATTGATCAGGCGGATGAGAGAGGTAGAAACAATCCGATTGCTCGTCGTAGGCAAAGTTGGACGAACAAAAGGTCGTGGACGGCTCAGTAGTCAACTGGAAGTTGAGTTCTGCGAAAGCAGACACGTAAACTCCGAGGACATCCTCTGCAAGCGAGTGCGAGAGGTGAGCATCGTCTCCCATGATATTAAGATAGACTTCCCGCCGCATCAACGAAAGAAGTTCGGATGCGTCTGAGATTTCGGGGTGAGACCGCGCGAAAGCGTAGAAGTGATTGATCAGCGTAATCAGGGAGTTGTCCACAAGCGTGCCGAAACGGCCACTAGGCTGACCGGAAAACCGGTAAGCATGGCGACCATCCGGCAACACGGTGAGAGCTGAAAAAGCGTGCCAGTAAATGTACTGGAGCGCATTCCAGTTCCCACTTGTCCGTTGCGAAGCTCTGAGCATGGCGAAATGAAATCTCGCGAGAAGCTCGAAGTGCTCACAACGGACGCGGCCATCATGCTTATCCGTATCGAACGAAATTCGGTGCGGATACTTGTTTGTTTCACGAATGATCGTGTCATAACCGCGATGTTGAATCGGGATACCTACATTTAAAGGTTCCCAAAAGCCCTGCTGCTTGCGCACTGAGTGCGCAAGGAGTCGATCGAACTGATCTGAAAGGAGCATCTTCTCAAGGATAAAAACATCCAAGGCCGGTACAATGAAAGACCGTGTTGCAACAGATCCATTAACGAGTTTTTGACGAGAACGAAGTTCGTCCTTGCCAACAACCTTGTCAAAAGATTTAGTAGTCAACATGTGCTCATGGAACTCTGAGGGTGAAACACTCTCAGAGAAAATGAGATCAAGAGATGAGACCAACTGCGAGAGCAGGGCTGATGAGGGGTTATGAGCATCAAACAACTGCCTAAGCAAGTCCTCCTTGTAGGGACCGACCAACTTACCTTGATAGGTAGAAGAGGTGGTCAACCTGAAATCAAGAAGGGCGTCGCTTGGCGGAGTGATGTCCGAGGAACCGAGAATGGGCTGGTAGTGAAGATGCAACATCTTCTCTGCCAAATCCCACGCACGCGCATTAAAGAAAGCAGGGTTCGCTCCGTGGCGATACTTCGTAGCATCCTTAATAATGTCGGCTTGACGCATGCTGGCGGGCAACTTCTCATCGAAATCGAAGACTTCGAGACGCTGGTCGATGAGAAATGTCACCCAGTCGTCGTCTGTAGACAGTTTCGACGACATTCCTCCAACGCCCTCCCTAAAACCAGTCAAAGACCAGCCTTCGAGAGGGCCCCACAGTTTCCCGAGGGCACATTGGCGCGAAACGCAGCCAGAAAGACCTGCCAAGGAATCTGGGGGGTGAACTCCTTCGATGCGTCAAAGACATGCACGAGATAAGGAGTCATGTTGGTAGAATTGGGCGGCGTGTAGAAATACAGACCGCCACAGTTCCCAGCGGCAGACGACCCTCGAACGAGGGGGTCACTCATGGGGCCAATCGTGCAGTTAAACTGTCCGACTGTGGGAACGCCACCAGTGAGGGCATAGAGAGTGAGCGGAAACTGCTCCCCAACAGAGTGGTTGAAGACGTGCGCAGTCATGGCGAGAGCAGGAAGCTCAAGGCCACGAGGGATTGTGAAAAAGACGCAGGTCTCAGTGACATGACCGCAGTCGTACGAGAAAGCCCAAAGCTTCTCATTCTTCGCAGAAGAGACTTCGTACGAGACACCATTGTAGGTGAAGACGACAGTAGCGATCAGGGGAGAGGGAGCAGTGTCAGATTGATCCGCCCAGGGAATGGTTATGTGCGTGACGGGCAACACAAGAGTGTTGGCGAGACGAAACGCAGTGACGGTAGTGTCCTTCTTCTCAAAAGAGAGGGTGGCGGGGACAAAAAACCGTCCGGGATTGGAACCAAAACCAAATCCCGCGGCCGCTCCTTCACGGTGAATTGCGGCGCTCTTGCTCGCGGCACGCGGTTGAGTCATACGACCAGGAACAGGTTTAGTTCCGGTGATGATTCCGTCAAGGTGCTGCAAGGCGGCGCCGGCATTGTCCACCTTGAGGGCGGACTCGGCAGGCAGAGATGCTCCATTCGCCGAGTTTCCGGCAGGAGGAGCAAGCGCGTTAGAAACGGGAAGTGACCCCTCACGGGGAACCTCACCGGCAGTGGCTTTCTTCGAGAGGTGCTGCGCAACATCATGAGACGCGATCTTAAAGATCTGATCATGAGTAGAGTTGCGATTCACTGCCGCGATCTGCTTCAGACGAGTGTCGAGGGTATTACGAGACTTGGAGTCCGAATACGCCTGAGAGACCAAAGCACGGCAAGCGGCGCAGCGAGCCACAGCGCCAGCGTGAGCAGGCGCCGTAGACGCTTCAGTGGCGCTACGCTTGGGCCCAGGAACGGGCAACGGCTTCTTCGGAGGGGAAGGAAGAACAGGAACGTCGGAGATGGTGGAAGCACCTTCTTCGACGCGGTCGCGAGAGTATCCTTTGTTCTTACGCCTCCGGTCGATGATCTCGCCAAGACGCTCAGAGGGCGTCTGCCTAACCTCAGACTCCGGTGTCTTACGGACAGGACGCTGCATCATCTGAAGACGAGAGCGAGCGTTGCCGTAATGAATCACGTAAGTGACCGCGAGATAGAAGAAAATGGCGATGACAAGAAAAAGAGTGGGGTTGGTGGCGAACTGTACAATGCGGACGTAAAAGGGCGCAGTTGCAGGGAGTTCGGGCAGGAGAAGCTGCACAAAAGCCTGAGCGTCACGAGTGACGTCGACTCCGTCGGCAAACAGCTTACCGCGCTCAACCGCAAGGTTGGTGTAATAATCCCGCATACGAGATGCAAGAGCAGCACGCTGGTACTGCGTGAGGTCAGGATACGAGGCATTGAGCCACTGGAGAAGAGGTTCAGGAGTGGACTCAAAGCTTCCAAGGTTGACACCGAACAACCCGGAAAAAAGCTGCACAGCTCGAACCACGGCAGAAGCCGAGGTGAGCGTGCTAGCGACTGCAACGAGAGCAGCAGCAATGGCAGTGAAAGAGAAACCAACACAGAAGAAGTTCGAGACCCAACTGGGGAGGTTTGTCTGCTGGGAAGCGAGACAAGAGCACAGAGTGCTATCACTTTCAAGAATGACATTGGAGTCCTCTGACGCAGCTGAGCCGACTGCGACGAGGCAGCCGGTGGCGTCAACCTGGGCAACAATACCGTGTTCGGGACAACGATAGAGCGCCCCCGTCTTCCGCTTACGAGAGAGGAAGAAAATGGCGGCCCCAATGAGGGACGCGCCAACCAAAGCGATTGCAAGAATCGTGCTGGTAGAGAGATTGCTCATCCGCTCGGTGAAAGACGCGAGCGGGTTCGAGAAGGACTCGAAAAATCCACGCACGCGCGAAACGAAGTTCCGCGCGGGGATTCCACGCACCCACAGATAAACCGTGAGCGGGAAAGTGAGCGGCCAGAAGAGCCCGTACAAGACGGCGGCAACAACATAGGCCACTCCGGCGCTTGCGATAGCACCATCGGCAGCAACTACGAGAGGAGCCACAACGGCGGTGTTAAAGCAATCGACTGCGAAGACGGTGGAAACACCGACTATGGCAGTGGCCCCGGCAACAAAAATGCCAGGGATTGTCCAGGGACTAAAGAGCCCGAGGACGGCGCAAGTGGAGAGAGCGGAGACGGACGCCGCAAGAGCGGCGACAGGAGACAGCGACATG